GCAGGCGGGGTGGACTGGAAGGCCGCAGAGGCCGAGCTTGCTGTGTCTGGAACCTTCAAGGTTGAGACTGTCACTAAGCTCAAGGCTGCGGGCATTCCTGAGACGGTCATCATCGGTATGGTGAATGGGCACAAGGCCCGACAGCAGGAGATTTTCAGCAAGGCTGCCGAGCTTGTTGGCGGCCGGGGGAATCTCCAGGCAGCCATGGCCTATGCCAAGGCCAACTATACTCCTGAGCAGAAGCAGGCGCTCCAACAGGCCCTTGGCGGGCCGTTGAGTGCGCAGACTCTACGAGGACTGTGGGCTGAGGCACAAGAGGCGGGCGGGGCTGGCGAGGGTCAGCAGGTGGACACGTCAGCGCAGATCGGCGGGGGCATCACCCCTAAGCGCGGAACTATCAAGCCTTTCCTCTCGCAGCAAGAGATGATGGCTGCGATGAATGATCCGCGTTATAAGTTCGATCCGGCCTACCAGGGCGAGGTTGCGGCCCGCGCCGCTGTCGCCAAGGGCGTAAGCCAAGAGCGAGCCGCCCTCTTACTCAATAGATAATCCTTCATTGATTCTACCGTCCCAGCTAACGCCGGGGCGGTGGTTTGACAATTTGGCACCAGTTCAACACCGGCGACGGCTATGGATGGACTGGCGCGGGCCGCCGCAATGTGAGACGCCATGGATAACACAGAGCCAACTTGTTAGAACCTTGCTAGCGAAAGCTAACCCGGTTCTTTGGAGACCGGCACGCATTGCAGGTAGTACAACTCTTGCGTAGCCCCTTCATCAGCCCCGGATACGGGGCCGAAGTTATAACTCACTCAATCACTCCTCGATCGGGACTGATTGAGTTTGCGCTATAGAGAAACAGTATCTCATCGGCCTCATAAGCCGAAGTCGCAGGTGCAAATCCTGCTGGCGCTATTTCGTCGTCTCCTGAGTATCCAGATCAGTACGGCCCGCAAGGCACCGACCCTGGTTACAAAGACCCGACCTACGAGCCTGAAAGGACAACTCGGATGGCGGCGGACGCAAACATAATCACTCCTTGTTTGTGAGTAATGTAATGGGTTCTTTCTCAAACCCGGCCCTGATCGGTAGCAATACCGCTCTTACTACTCCTGCGTTTGACGACCTGTTCCTTCCGGTGTTCGGTGGGGAGGTTCTCAAGCGGTTTAACGAGTATCTCACGGCCAGCAAGTTCATTCGGAACAAGACCATTTCTTCTGGCAACCGCGCCACCTTCCCCCGTATGGGTGGACTGGGCGCTGAGCGTCATGCGCGCGGCCAGAAGCTGCTGGGTCTTGACACCGAGCAGACCGAACTGGATATCACGCTTGATGAGCGCCCGCTCGTCTCGCACTTCCGGCTCGATGATGTCGATCAGGCGATGATGCACTTCGAGACTCGTTCCGAGCTTTCGATGCAGTCCGGGCAAGCACTTGCTGAGGCCCAGGATAGCTATATTATCCGGCTGCTCATCAATGCCTCCCGTGCCACGGCTGCGGCCTTGTACGGTGGGACCAACTCGGTCTTCCCCGGCGGTGGATTCACTCGTGACGGCGCCGCCAAGACGGGCGACTTCCCGGCTTCGGCTACTGGTGCCTGGACGACTGACAATGCCTTTGCTATTCTGACCGCACTGGATGATATTACGGTTCTCTTCGATGAGGATCGCATCCCCTACGATCAGCGGCATATCCTTGTCCCGGTCAAGGCTTGGCACAAGATCAAGCAGCTTGCTGTGCCTAAGTCAGCTTCTGACGTGGCTGGCTTCGGCGTTCCTCCTCTCTTCTTGGAGTCGTGGGGCAGCTATGGCCCCTCCGCTCCCTCGGTCAGCATTCGTGACGGGAAGCAGGAGGATTTCAATCAGGCTATCGTTTATGATGGGTGGCGCATTTGGCGGTCTAACCTCCTGCCCAACGGCCAGAACATCACGACCGACGAGCCGAAGTATCGCGGTGACTTCACCAAGACTCGCGCGATTGCATTCCAGATGCAAGCGGCGGGGATGGTTACTCTTCTCTCGGTCATGACTGAGACTGAGCGCGATGTGTCCCGTCAGGACTGGCTCTTCGTCACGAAGATGCTCACTGGTGGTGGGACGCTGCGCCCTGAGTGCGCGGTCGAACTGGCCATCGCCTAATTAGAAAGGGACAAACTTTACTATGGCACTTCGTATGCAGAGGGGCAAGCAGCCCTCCAATCGACCGTCGTTTCCCCTGGACGTGGTTGCTAGCACTAGCAATCAGCGGCGCCCGGCACCGGACCCGATGGTGAATAATCCCGGCCAGGTCACTGTTAATATTGACCTTGCCGATGATGCTGAGTACGTTCTCGGCGGGCTTCCCGATGAGGGAGCTATGTTCGAGTTGCGTAGAGCGGCTGATGAACGTCCATCACCGTCTCGTTTCCGTGTAACCTCCAAGGCCAATCTTGCCTTTACGGCTAGCGTCCTTGATGATAGCTCCAATAACGCTATCTTTACGGTTGCTACGCCGCAAGGCATTGAGGTTCAGACTGGACAGTGGGTTAAGGCTGTATTCGATACCAACCCCGGCGAGGGTCAGAATCAGTACATGCTTGTTGTGGATCAGACTGCCACTACGATAGAATGCACCTTCGCCTTCACGGCAGATGTTGCCGCTGCGGGGGCTGGCACTCTCCAGTTTGATGCAGTTGTGTTCCCCGTCGAATCTGAGGGCGTGGTCCTCTTCGACTCGATCATGATTGCAGACAATCAGAATGCTGATCTTGGTACTGCCCGTAAGGGCGTGTATCGTGTTGAGTTCCTGTCCACCACGTCGCGTATGGGTATCATCGGTTCAGTCGATGCCGTCGCAACGTCAGAGTACATGAACATCAACTCCACTGACGAAGAGAACGTCAGCGTTGAAGAGGCCACCAGCGATACCGTTACTTCGCTGTTCGTCTCTAGCGGTCAGGTTCTCCTCCGCAACGGCGCAGACGTTGCCGCAAAGATGCGCGTGACCTTTTGGGCCGCCGAACATAGCGGGCTGGATCAGGACGGGCAGATGTGCCTGTTCGCCCGCAATGGCGCTCTCCGACTCCGTAACCGGAGCGGCGCCGCCGTGACAGACTTGGTTCTGTCGCGTGTTGCGTAACTCTCCTCTCTCACTCTTGGGCTATGGCTGAAAAGCTGTAGCCCATTTTTTTCTTCATTGAAAGGAGGCGCGATGCCTGCTCGAAGACAAGAAATTTCGACGCCTATTACAGAATCGCGTCTCCGGGAAATTATCACCCACCTACTGAAACAGGCGGTCAATCGTCTGGAGTTTGATATTGAAACTCTGGAGCACGGCGAACTAGTCGGGCTTACCGACGATGACCACCCACAGTACGCTCTTACTGATAAGTCCAGACCCTCACCATGGGTATCCGCTGCCGATCTCTCGATCCGCAGCATTGCGGACTTAGGCACCCGCGATCATGACCTGCTGACCGGCCTACTTGATGATGACCATACCCAGTATATGCTGGGCGCCGGTGCAGTAACAGATAACCGCATCCCTAGATTTGTAGGTACTGGCGGGCGCACAGTAGAGAATACACAACTTGAGATTACTGATGCCGGTGATCTAGTTATGTCCAATGGCGGGCTGCACAAAATCCACTTCGATGATGTGGTGAACGATACATTCATCTTCGCATCAGCAACGAAGCAACTTGACTTTGTGGTGGGCGGTTCCGTATTTGCCGTACTCAATGGCGATCTTACTCTACCCGATACTCCTAATACTGAATGGCTCCATCCTTTCTTCTTTGAAGGCCCTGTCTCTATTGAAGGCATCCTCTTAGTGAGGGAAATTACTCCTCCTGTGGCCGTACAGGATATGGCCATTACTGCCGGAGCAGGGTTAGGGGGCGGTGGCGGTATTCTTAGACTTACCGCCGGAGCTGGTCTGGCCGCCGCAGAAGATGGTGGTGCCCTTATAATTACCACCGGGAGTGGAACTAGCGGAATTGGGGCAGCGGCTGGCAGACTAACTCTAACCACAGGAACTTGTGTAGGTAATGTCGGTGCTATCGCAGAACTGATTGCTGGTAATGCCCAAGGCAGCAACCGAGCTGGTGGCGCAGGACGTGTTGTCGGGGGTAATGCCTCTGGCACAGCTAAAGGCGGCGCAGTGGAACTTACTCCCGGAACCAGCCCCAGCGGGGCGGCCGGTGATGTAACCATGAATACCACCACAGCCGCTATCCTACCAGTAGGAACTACCGCACAACAGCCTGCTGCCACTAATGGTTCTGTGAGGTATGACTCTACTACTGTCAAGCTCCGAGCCGTTGAGAATGCGGCATGGCGCGATGTATTTGATAGAGTTACTAACTTCTCCGTAACTGCACAGAGTCCCGCGGCAGCTACACGCACCTACATTACTGGTTCAGCACTTGCTGTGCCTCCTGTGAAACTCAAGGTAGGTACGTGCTTCCGATGGCGAATCAGTGTAACTAAGACAGCGGCAGGTATCGCCTCTAGTACCTATGCTATCGCTTTCGGTACAGCGGGTACTACTGCTGATACTGACCGAGTGACCTTTACTAAACCCGCCGGTACGGCCGATGCTGACGAGGGTGTAATTGAAATCAATTGCATCATTCGTACCATCGGAGCTACAGGCGTGGCTGTGGGAGAATTTGCAATGGCCCATAATGGTAATATATTAGGGCACGCAATAATCCCCGTCCCCACGGTCAATACCATTTCGGCCGGATTTGATATGACAGTTGCAAGTCTGATTGTGGGCCTTACTGTCACGTCTGGTGCATCTGATGCGATTACCTTTCAATTGGTTCAAGCCGAGGCTTGGAATCTTTAAGGAATAATATGAACCTGTCACGATTGGAAGCGGTCAACCGCATTCTTCGTGGAGCCATGGAACATCCAGTTTCTACGCTTGGCGAAACTACTATCAATGATACACTAGTAGCTGAGCAGATTCTGGATGAGGTCAACCAGAGGGAACAAATGGTTGGCTTCCATGTCAACACCACCGATCAGACTTTTATCCCGGATGAGGACAACGATTTTAAGATTGTTCTCCCGAATAATACATTACAAGTCCACGGTACTAATGAGTGGATAGATCGAAGTTTCGCTCACCGTGAGGAAGATAGTATCACTCTTTTAGTTGATATCTGTCCTCCTGACGGTGATCCCTGTGTGGCTACTACGTCTTTTGAGGACGACTCCGATGGCATCGATTTACGTATTACTACGTTGGTGCCTTTCGAGGATTTGCCTCCTCAACTACAGTTCTCAATTGTAGATCAGGCAGCCGTTGAATATCAGATGGTAGCCCATGGTGGTGAGTCACTGAATATCATTCTGGAGAAGCGAGCGGCTCGTAGCCGAATGATTGCCCGCGCCTTCGATATGAGGATGCGGCCTAATAATCAATTCACAGCCGGGCGCTCTCCAGGCCCGCGCAATGGCAGATCAGTTCCTCGGCCCTGGGGCCGGGGACAGTTTTGGGAAG